GGTCTCCGCATCACCGGAAGAAATCACCCACACTGCGCTGGCACAGGTCAAGACGCCTGCTGCGGTGCAGCATCTGGTGGGAATGCTTACTGCATACGACTGGGAATTCGTCAACCAAGCCAAGGAGCTGCGCGGCTACACCGTCGCCAAGCTGGTAGAAGAAACCCAAAACCCCAACGCAAACATCCGCCTCAAGGCGCTTGGCCTACTTGGCAAGGTGACCGAGGTGGGACTGTTCACTGACAAGATTGAAGTCCAGAAGGAATTGCTCACCGACACCGAGTTGGAGCAGCGCATCAAGGAAAAACTCAATCGGTTCATGGGCGTGGTCGATATTCAGGAAGCAGTTCTCTCCAATGACACCTGACGCCCTCACATCGTTGAACAAACAGGAGTTGGAAGCGCTGATGAAGGCGCTGCCGACCATGACACTCCAAGAAAAAATGGAGTTGTTTGAGGATTTGGAGGTGCGAGAGCGGCGCGTTTCGCTTGTTGCGGCGCAGCACAACATGCTGGGCTTTGCCACGGCGGTCTATCCGGGCTTCAAAATCGGTGCACACCACCGCAAGCTGGCCAAAATCTTCACGGACGTGATTGAGGGGCGCAAAAAACGCGTCATCATCAACATTGCACCCCGTATGGGCAAGTCCGAATTCAGTTCCTACCTGTTTCCTGCCTATTTTTTAGGTAAATACCCCGACAAAAAAATCATCATGGCCACCCACACGGCGGGTTTGTCGGAAGATTACGGTCGCCGTGTGCGAAATTTGCTCGACAGCGAGGATTACCATGCAATTTTTCCTGATACGAGAGTGGCTGATGACCAAAAAGCTGCCGGAAAGTGGTCCACTGGGGCCGGTGGGCAGTACTACGCTGCTGGCGTGGGTGGTGCGTTGGCCGGACGCGGCGCTGATTTATTCGTTATTGATGACCCGCATTCAGAACAAGACGTAAAAGCCAACAGCCGCCTTGCATTTGACACTGCGTGGTCGTGGATGCAGACCGGACCGCTGCAACGGCTGATGCCGGGCGGGGCAATCATCATTGTGATGACCCGTTGGTCGCTGCTTGACCTGACCGGGCGCCTGATAACGTACCAAACCAAGAACCCTGAGTCGATTCCGTGGGAAATCGTGGAGCTGCCCGCCATCCTGAACGAAGACACGCCAGAAGAGAAGTCACTCTGGCCCGACCAGTGGACGTTGGAGTCCTTGAAAGCCACCAAGGCCAGTATTGACCCCCGGTACTGGAACGCCCAGTACATGCAGCAGCCCACACTAGACAACTCGGCGCTAATTTCCCGCAAGAGCTGGCGGATTTGGCTGCCCGAAGACCCGCCCCAGTGCGAATACATCCTTCAGAGTTGGGACACGGCGTTTGAGACCAAGAACACATCCGACTACAGCGCCTGCACCACATGGGGCGTCTGGTACAACGAGGAAGAGGGCAACACACCCCAACTCATCCTGCTGGACGCCTTCAAAGACCGGATGGCCTTCCCCGAACTCAAGACCGTGGCGCTGCGGCACTACAAAGAGTGGGAGCCCGACGCGTTCATTGTGGAGAAAAAGGCTGCTGGAGCCCCGCTCATCCAAGAACTGCGCCAGATGGGCATCCCGGTGCAGGAGTTCAGCCCCAGCCGGGGCAACGACAAGATGGTGCGCGTCAACGCGGTGGCCGACCTGTTTACATCAGGTAAAGTGTGGGCTCCCGATACACGCTGGGCGCGTGAGGTGATTGAAGAGATTGCGGCTTTCCCGGTGGGGGAGAACGACGACTACGTGGACACGACAACCCAAGCCCTGCTGCGCTATCGACAAGGCGGCTTCATCCCGTTGGACTCCGACGAGAAGGATGAGCCGAAAATTTTTAGGCGGCGTGCAACCGCATACTACTGAAAGAAATAAACATGGCTACCAATGTTGACAAAGGGTTATATCAAGCACCACTGGGCATAGACGCGCTTGCCGAAGACGAAGAAGCGATTGAGATTGAGATTGTTGACCCCGAAGAGGTAAATATTCATATGGGGGAGTTGGACATCTCCATCCGCCCCGGTGACGACGAGGACGACTTTGGCGCAAACTTGGCCGACCTGATGGACGACGGGGACTTGCAGGAGCTTGCAAGCGAGCTGTCCAGCGACATTGACAACGACAAGGCCAGCCGCAAGGACTGGGAGAAGGCGTACACCGAGGGCATCAAGCTGCTGGGCTTGCAGTACGAAGACCGCACGGAGCCGTGGCAAGGAGCCAGCGGCGTGTTCCATCCCATGATTACCGAGGCTGTGGTGCGCTTCCAGTCGGAGACCATCACCGAGATGTTTCCCGCCCAAGGGCCTGTACGTACAAAGATTGTTGGCAAAGAAACGCCAGAGAAGATTGAGGCTGCTAAACGCGTCCAAGAGGACATGAACTACCAGTTGACCGAGGTCATGCGCGAGTTCCGCCCCGAGCAAGAGCGCATGCTGTGGAGCTTGCCTGCCACGGGTTCAGCGTTCAAGAAAATTTATTTTGACCCCAGCCTTGGGCGTCAGGTCTCCATGTTTATCCCCGCAGAGGACATCATCCTGCCGTACGGGACGACCGACTTGGATACGTGCTACCGCATCACGCACGTCATGCGCAAGACCGAGAACGAGATTATCAAGCTCCAGAAAGCTGGGTTCTACCGCGACATTGAGCTACCCGAGACAGACAAGGAAAGCAGCGACATCAAGCAGGCCAAGGACAAAGAGACCGGCTTCAGCGACATCAACGACGACCGTTACACAATTTACGAAGTCCACGTTGACCTAGACATCACCGGGTTCGAGGACGAAGACAAAGAAGGCATGACCGGCATTGCGCTGCCGTACGTGGTGACAATGATTAAGGGCAGCAACGATGTGCTGGCCATCCGTCGCAACTACCTAGAGGACGACGAACTCAAACTGAAGCGCCAGCACTTTGTGCACTACCAGTACATCCCCGGCTTTGGTGCGTACGGCTTCGGGCTGTTTCACCTCATTGGCGGTTTTGCCAAGAGCGCCACCAGCATCATGCGCCAGTTGGTGGATGCCGGTACGCTGTCCAACCTGCCCGGTGGACTCAAGTCCCGTGGTCTGCGCATCAAGGGTGATGACACGCCCATCCAGCCCGGTGAGTTCCGCGACGTAGACATCGGCTCCGGTGCGCTGCGCGACAACATCTTGCCCCTGCCGTACAAGGAGCCCAGCCAAGTTCTGTACACGCTGCTCAACAACATTGTTGAGGAAGGTCGTCGGTTCGCGTCCACGGCGGACATGAAGATTAGCGACATGTCGGGACAAGCGCCGGTGGGCACAACACTGGCCCTGCTGGAGCGCCAGCTCAAGGTTATGTCGGCGGTTCAAGCCCGACTGCACTACACGTTCAAGCAGGAGCTGCGGCTGCTGGCGGCAATCATCCGTGACTACACGGAGCCAGCGTACGACTACGAGCCCGACGTTGGGGGCGCAACCGCCAAGCAAGAAGACTACGACCATGTGGACGTAATCCCGGTCAGCGACCCCAACGCGGCTACTATGAGCCAGCGGGTCGTCCAGTATCAGGCGGTCATGCAGATGGCACAGGCTGCGCCTGACATCTACAACATGCCCCAGTTGCACCGCAACATGCTGGAGATTCTGGGCATCAAAAACGCCGACAAACTTGTGCCCCTGCCAGAAGACCAGAAGCCGCGTGACCCGGTGACCGAAAACATGGCGCTCCTCAAGGGTGACCCGGTTAAAGCGTTCCTCAACCAAGACCATCAGGCGCACATCGCGGTGCACATGTCGATGATGCAAGACCCGCTGATTGCGGCCAGCATTGGGCAGAACCCCAAGGCCCCGGTCATCTCTGCCGCGCTTATGGCGCACGTTGCTGAGCACGCGGGCTACCAGTACCGCAAGCAGATTGAGGCGCAGTTGGGTATGCCCCTGCCGCCCGAAGACGAAGACTTGCCACCGCAGATTGAGCAGGCGTTGTCGGGGATGATGGCGCAGGCCGCGCAGCAGGCGTTGCAGATGAACCAGCAACAAGCCCAGCAGCAACAGGCGCAGCAGCAGGCCCAAGACCCGTTGGTGATGATGCAGCAGCAGGAGTTGCAGCTCAAGCAAGGCGGCTTGCAGTTGGAGGCCCAGAAAATTCAGCAGGACTTCCAGATCGCGCAAGCCAAGCTGGAGCTAGATAAGCAAAAAATGGTGTTGGAAGCGTCGGCCAAAGCGGATGCCAACAACTTGCGCAAGGAAGAGAACGCCTCCAAGATGCAGTTGGACGGGCTCAAAGTCGGCGCGTCTATCAAAGAGAAGCAAGCCCAGCAGCAGTTTGAGCACGAGCATGCCGGGATGAAACTGGGTTCCCAGATTGCCAAAGACAAGGCAATGCAGGCGGCACAAACCACACCACCGGAGATTTAAAAATGATTCAAGATTTCGCACGCGTATTGCGCGAACAAATACGTACGGACATGAACAACTACGCGGACGACTTGGCTGGTGGGGCCTGTTCGTCTTTTGATGAGTATAAAAAACTTTGCGGGGTGATACAGGGCCTAGCCATCGCAGAGTCCTACCTATCGGCCCTGCTGAAGAAAGTTGAAAACGATGAGTGACATCCTCTTGCCTCCGGGGGTCGAAATGCCCCCACCTATCCAAACAGCGGAAGTCCCCGACGAGACGCTCACGGATGCTGAAAAAGCCAAACAGCTACCAGACCCGTCTGGATACAAACTGCTGTGCTTCCTGCCTGAAGTCGAAGAGCTGATTCAAGGCACAAACCTTGTCAAGCCGAAAGACATGATGAAACGGGAAGAGCTGACCACAGCAGTTCTGTTCGTCGTCAAGGTTGGCCCTGATGCCTACTCCGACAAATCCAAGTTCCCTACCGGCCCTTGGTGCAAGGAAGGCGATTTCGTACTCACCCGCACGTACGCAGGTACACGGTTCAAGATGTACGGGCGCGAGATGCGCTTTATCAACGACGACCAAGTTGAAG